ACAAGCGGCATTGCCGGGGGCGCCCGCAGCGTTCCAAGTCCAGCACTTAATTTTGAAGTTTCCATAACAGCATTGTCACGCACTCGATATTTCCACGCCTCATTTGTTCCCAGGAATGACACATGAACTACAAAGACGCCTTCTATAAAACTGTGCACGACTCCCCTGGCGGCTGTGAGGCGCTGGCGGTGCGCATGGGCTACACCGCTGGCCTGCTGCGCAACAAGGCAAACCCGAACTCGACGACCAACGTGCTGACGATGGACGACGCCTCGCGCGCCATGGAGATCACCGGCAACTATGAGGTGATGCATGCCCTGGCGCGCCAGCACGGTTTCGTGTGCACGAAGATCGACGAGCAGCCGGCGTGCGACATGGCGGTGCTGGAATCGGTCACCGGCCTGTGGGAGAAGCTCGGCGCCTTCGGCGGTGAGATCCACCAGGCGCTGGCAGACGGCCGGGTCGACAAGCACGAAGTTGCGAAGATCGACAAGGCGCTGTTCGTCGTGTTCCAGCTGGCCATGCAGTTGCGCGCGCGCGTGAATGGGATGGCTCAGTGATGACCATCAACCACGTGCCCACCTCGCGCCTGGCGGCGGCGCTGCTCGAGCTCCTGAAAGAGGGCCCGCGCGCGACGGACGAGATGTCCTTCCGCTTTGGCCATTCCGGTCCAACGATCCGCTACTACCTGAAGCGCCTGGAAGCCGACGGCGTGATCCATCACCAGCAGTTCTTCTACACAAGCGGCGGTGGCAGCTACTTCATCTGGTACATCGGCACCCGCACCGCCAACATTTCTGCATACCCAGCGCCGCTCGCCAGCAAGCCAGCGCGACCACCGGCCGTGATTCGCCGCGATCCGCTCGTCGCCGCGCTGTTCGGCGCCCCGGCGGCACAGCAACAAAGGAACCACCCATGATCGACCAGATTATTTCCTGCGCCGGCTACTTCAACCGCGGCCGGGAAGCCTTCTACCGTGGTGCCGACCGCAGCGCGCACCACCTGGACCTCGACTCGCCCGGCCTGCCGCACTGGCTCGCCGGCTACGACGAGGCTGCCACCGCCAGCCTGCTCAAGCCGCAGGCCGAAGTAGTGAAAGCACGCTCATGACCACCACCAACATTCTCAGCCCGAAGTGGGAGGGCGACACTGCCGCGCCCATCGATCCTGACCAGGTGCGCATCAAGGCCGTCCAGGCGCCGGTGCTGGGCGATTGCACTGGCTGCCTGTTCATCGGCCAGCGCGCCGGTGTCTGCATGCGTGCCGCTGCCATCGCTGTCGCCGCCGGGGATCCCGATTGCGACCAGGTGCTGGCCAAGCCGCGCCGCACCGTTGTCTACGTGATCGACAAGAGCGACCCGCGCCAGATCCCGCTGATCGAGAAGGGTCACTGATATGGCCAACGGTATCGACTGGTTCCGCTGGCACCACGGCAGCGTGAACGATCCCAAGTTCGGCCTGGTGGCCAGAAAGGCGGCCGCGCGCGTTGGCGATGTGATCGCTGTGTGGGCGCTGATCCTCGAGCAGGCCAGCGCGCACGCCGAGCGGGGTCTGTTCGGGGCGATCGACTGCGAAGCGACCGACTTCCTGCTGGGCGCCGAAGACGGCACCACGGCGAGCATTCTCGAAGCAATGCAGGGGCGCGCGCTGATTGACGGCGGCCGCGTCACCCGGTGGGAAGAGCGTCAGCCGAAACGTGAGCGCGTCGACACGACGGCAGCTGAGCGTAAGCGTCAACAGCGTGAACGTGACATTAGCAAGATTGGTTCTGATGCTGTCGTCACGCCAAGTCACGCCACGTCACACCAAGTCACGCCTAGAGAAGAGAAGAGTAGAGAAGAAGAGAAAAGAGAAGACGACGACAACACCAGCGCGAGCGCAACCGCGTCGGCTGGCGCCGATGTCGTCGTCGTCGATTCGCTCGATGAGACCGAAGGCCTGCGCGCCGCTCCGCTGCCGACCCGCGAGGACCCGAAGCCGAGCGCCGATCCTGCGGTAGTCCTGGCGGTGGCGCTGCGCAAGCTGGGTGTCAATGCGACCTTCACGCATCCGGCAGTGCAGGACTGGGCGTCTCGGAAGGTTCGCATGGACGTGCTGGGCGAGGCAGTGGCTGTGGACCGGAAGCAGAAAGGCCCCGACGCCAACATCCCGCCGAACTACCTGATTCGCATTGTCGACGAACTGCTGAACCCGCCCGCCGCTTCGCCGGCATCGTTCGGCGCGCCGCCAGCAGCACCGATCCGGCTGCGCAAGCCGCAGGGCATGGACCCGAAGGGCACGGACGAAAGCTACGAGGAATACGACGCCCGCATCCGCGCTGCCGAAGCATCCCGGCGCAAAGGCTCGAACCCATGATCACGAAAACGAGTGGAGGCAACATGCTGACCCTGCAACATACCGGCGCCGGCGCGGCCACGATGTCGAGCCGCGAGATCGCCGACATCTGCGAGGCGCGCCACAACGACGTCATCGCGACGATCGAGCGCTTGATCAACGAAGGGGTTTTACGACTTGGTCGTAATACTGCCCGGGCCCACCAGGCCGACGGCGGCGGCCGCCCGACGATGGTCTACGATCTGGCAAAGCGCGACTGCCTGATCGTGATCTCCGGCTACAGCGCCGCGCTGCGCGCCAAGATCATCGACCGTTGGATGGAACTGGAAGCCGCGGCGCTGGCGCCGGCCCTGCCGCAATCGTTCGCCGACGCGCTGCGCCTGGCTGCCGACCAGCAGGACGTTATCGCAGCCCAGGCCGAGCAGCTCGCCGCTGCGGCACCGGCGGTGGAGTTCGTTGAGCGCTATGCCGACTCGACCGGCACGAAGGGCTTCCGCCAGGTGGCCAAGCTGCTGAACGCGAAAGAGAACGCATTCCGCGAGTTCCTGATCGACCAGAAGATCCTGTACCGCCTCGGCGCCGAGCTGACGCCGCACTCCCAGCACATCGACGCTGGGCGCTTCTGCGTCAAGGCCGGCACAGCCCAGGTCAGCGGGCACGCCTTCAATTCCGCGCGCTTCACGCCGAAGGGCATCACTTGGATTGCAGCCGAGTGGGCCAAGCACCAGGTGGCGCTGCGCCAGCGCGCCGGCGCCGAGGTGGCAGCGTGAGTATGTCGAGCCATCAATCCGCGCGGATGAAGAACGACGAATGGCTGACGCCGCCCGAGATCGTGCGCGCATGCGGCGAGTTCGACCTGGACCCGTGCGCGCCGGTCGTGCGGCCGTGGGACACCGCGCGCCAGCACTTCACGAAGAACGACGACGGCCTGGCGCAGGCCTGGTCGGGCCGGGTCTGGTGCAACCCGCCATTCGGCCGTGAGGCCATCAAGTGGCTGCGGCGCCTGGCCGCGCACGGCAACGGTGTGGCGCTGATCCCGGCGCGCACCGAGACCGCCATGTTCTACGAGACCGTGTGGGGCGCTGCCGACGCGGTGCTGTTCATCCAGGGCCGGCCGCACTTCCACTACGTCGACGGCCGGCGCGCCGCGGCGAACAGTGGCGCGCCGATCTGCCTGGTTGCATATGGCGCCGGCAACGTGGCAGCGCTGCGCGCCAGCGGCCTGGGTGTGACGCTCGACCTCCCGAGGGCTGCAGCATGACCATCGCCCACGACCCCTGCGCCTTCTGTGCGAACTTCACCGTTCCCGCTGACGGCGCGCCCACCGGCGAGTGCAGCGCCTGGGGCGAACAGAAACCATGGGACGGCCAGATCGGCGTGCTGTTCAAGGAAGCGCGCGACCGGGCGCCGCGTGCGCGGTATGTGGCGCGGCTGCAGGCCATCAACGAAAAACAGAAAGAGGCAGCATGAAAGCAATCGACCTATTCGCCGGTGCCGGCGGGTTCAGCACCGGCGCCAGCATGGCCGGCATCGACGTGGTGTGGGCCGCGAACCATTGGCCGGCAGCCGTCGAGATTCATTCGCAGAATCACCCGGGCGCCGCGCACCTGTGCCAAGACCTGCAGCAGGCCAACTGGCGCGACGTGCCAGCGCACGACATCCTGCTGGCCTCACCGTGCTGCCAGGGGCACAGCAAGGCGCGCGGCAAGGCCAACGGCAACCCTCAGCACGATGCGAGCCGCTCGACCGCCTGGGCCGTCGTGTCGGCTGCCGAATACCACCGCCCGGCATTCGCCGTCATTGAAAACGTGCCCGAGTTCACGCGCTGGGCGCTGTACCCGGCCTGGTGCGCCGCGATGGACGCCCTGGGCTATGCGCTGACCCCGATGATCGTCGACGCAGCCGACCACGGCACCCCGCAGCACCGCGAGCGGCTGTTCATCGTGGCCACCCGCGCTGCGCATCCGCTGATGATTAACCTGGAGAAGCGCGCGCACGTGCCGTCCAGCAGCTTCATCGACTTCGGCGCCGGCGCCTGGCAGCCGATCGAGAAGCCGGGCCGCGCGGCGAACACGCTGGCGCGCATCGCCGCCGGCCGCGCCGCGCACGGCGACCGCTTCATCAGCAGCTACTACGGCGGCACGAAGGGTGGCCGCTCGATCGAACGCCCGGTGGGCACCATCACCACCAGGGACCGCCACGCGATCATCGACGGCGCGCGCATGCGCATGTTCTCGAAGCACGAGTGCCGCGCCGCGATGGGGTTCCCCGACAGCTACATCCTGCCAGTGAAGCACGACGAGGCCGTGCACATGTTGGGTAACGCCGTGTGCCCGCCGGCGGCGCGCGACGTCATCACCGCGATGCTGGAGGCCGCATGATCCGTACCCCCATCGCCCGCACTGGCACCATCAAACCCGCGCGCGCCCGAAACCGCAAGTGCGCGGTCAAGGGCTGCAGTGGCCGCGTCACGGCGCCTGAATCGTTCGTGCGGTGGTGCTCGCCCGCGTGCGGCACCTCGATCGCCTTAGGCCGGCTGGCCAAGCAGAAGACCGCCCAGCAGCGCATAGCAGCCGCCGAGGCCCGTTCCGAGCGCGTGGCCACGAAAGCAAAGCTCGAGAAATTCAAGCGTAAGGCCGTCTGGATCGCCGAGGTCCAGGAGCTGTTCAACAAGGTGGTGCGCATCGAGGACCGCGACCTGCCGTGCATTTCGTGCGGCCGCCACGTGCCTGACGATGGGCGCCCAGGCGGCGTGTGGGATGCTGGCCACTACCTGACGCGCGGCGGCTCGCCGCACCTGCGATTCGACCGTCGGAACGTGCACAAGCAGTGCAAGGGGTGTAACCGGCCGGGCGGCGCCACGCGAGATGCCTTCCGTGCCGGCATGATTGAGCGCATCGGCGTTGCTGCCGTAGAAGCTCTGGAGTCCGACCAGGCGCCGCGCCAATACACTATCGACGATCTCAAGGCGATTAAGGCGCAGCTCGCTGCCCAAATTCGACAACTAAAGGAGACATTTTAAACACGCCGTTGACATTGAAACCGGCGACGTCTATTCCGCGTCACCAAGTAATTTCCGGAATTCAGTTTCAAGTTGCTCGCGTGACTGAGCAAACTCGTTCGTGAAATAGCTCCACGTTTCGCCCCACGCGGCCATTAACTCGCTACGGCGCGTGGCATCCATAGATATGACATCGAAGCTTCCATGAGAGCCGAGGCCGTGGACCTTTCCGCGCATTTGGTCAACGAGCGGAACAATGTGAGCGCAAAGGATGGAGGGTAAATAAATTCTATTGCGGTCGAAGTACCGGTAGAACTCTTGAATTGCAGCCATAGCATTCAAATAGTTTGCATTGAAATCCTCGGGCCTCGCTTGAGCTGGAGAAGCGAACTCGGCTGACTTGTTGAAAGCGGTGACAAGCAAATCGTACGACTCAGCGATTGTGTCGGCTCGTTTGGCATGCAGCCCAGTAAAGCGCACTTGGTGCTCCGTGGCCAGTTGATGTAGGCTGGCCCGAAGTTTTTCAATTTCTCTATCGGAGTCTGCTTTTAACTGGGCTTTATGAGTCTCGAGTTTCTCGTCGTAGACAGACTTAATAGAATTTTTCAGGCGTTCCGATATCGTAGACTTCGCAAACCAAACCAGGGCTGCGGTTAAGAATCCGCTGACGGTCAACGAGGAAAGCACGCTGACGGCAAAATTAGTTAGGTCGCTCATGTGTCGCTCCTTGAAAATGCGAGGGAATATGATTCAAGTACGTGAAAAGGCTTGGCTGCTCCGGCGATTCTCAGGTGGCGCGCATCCACCTTTAGAGGCGATATTCGGAGACCCCTTGGGCGCTGGCCGGCCGAGGCCGGCCGCGTTGACGCTAACTCAGTAGAGTTACGATCGAGCGGCGTTTGCTTCCACTTCTAGCGCGGTAAAGAGGTTATCAAGATCCTGGCATAGATCTTGGAAAGGATCGGTTCCCGTGAACCAGTCGGGGTGTGGGGGCAAGATGACATGCGGTTTATTGTCAAGAATCGATGCCTTCGCAGCCACTGCTGCTTCAATACCATTAAACGACCCTGACATTCCGGTGATCTTGTCAACGATGGGGCCTGGCAAATGCGTATAGAGTTCGCGGTCGAATAGAGACTCATATCGCCGTGAAACCGTTGCGTGGGTTGCAGTCAGTGCGGCAAGTGGGCGGTTGCCTTCGGAATAGACTCTGCCTAGGTATGCCACCCTTGAAATTAAGTCGTTCACTACAGCCAGCGCGTGATAATACGAGCGGATCTTGTCATCGCGAACCTGCTCGACTCTTTGACGGTATGGAATCCAGATGGCAATGCCAATACCGGCAGTTGCGCCAATTGCTTGAACCCAGCCGGCAACATCGGATGACCCCAGTCCGCTTGAGAGTAGGGCGCTTGTAAAGCCTGCGCTGAAAAAGGCGCAAACTGCCGAGCCCGCAAATGCAACGCCCCACTGCCGTTTGGAAATATTTATCATTTCGCTATCGTACTGTTCTGTTTCGATGAGGGCAATCTGATCTGCAGGCCGCAGTGTCGTAAAAATGCCATTCGACATTAAATTCAATTCGGAAATTTCTTGGTGGCACGTGCTACGCTCGCTTGGTCGTCTTTCGGAGAACCCCATGACCACCGCAACCCTCGGCCTTTTTGCAGGCTCAAACGTCCGCCGAGCGCCTAAGGCGGCGGCAGTTCAATCCACCATCAACAAGCCCGACCCTTACGCTACCTGTATGGCATGCTGGGGCGATTACATGCGCCTGCCCAATCTCGACCTGGGCGGGCGGGGCATGAAGCTGATCGGCGATGCGCTGCCGGATGCGAACGTGCATGAGGCGCAATACATCGCCGACCTGAAGCTAGGCGAGAGCGTCAACGCCATGGTCGACAGCCTGGTGATGATCCATCGCTGGGCTATCTATAAGAGCCAGGGCATCGCCTCGGCCTGGCGCTACCCAAACGCGCGTTACGAGGACGTGCTGTTGGATGCGCGCGATGAGCTCGAAAAGAAGTTGCGCACGAATGTTGCAACTCGGCTGTATTGGGCGTAAACTTCTGCGCATGGGTGGTTTTGCACGCCCAGTGAAAAGTAAGCCCGCTAATTGCGGGCTTCTTTGTTTGTGGCCTGCTTAGGCAAGGTACAGCCAGACTACTTTGTCCGCGTCGAAGTAATACACGCGATCGACAGACTGAAGTTGGTAGTGCCCATCGTCGACTGGCGTAATGGGGCCGGTGAAACTCTGCCCATCTACGAATTTTACGACCCACTGAGAGTCAGAGCTGCCGCCACCTTTGCGGTGGAATCCGATGGCTTTGTAAACGATGTCCTTCATGTTACTCCCCAATAGTTGATTGAATGGTAAATATACCATCAGTAAAATATTGATAACTTTCCAGCAGCTGAAAAATACCGCCTACTTGTGCAGATAGCCCTGGGGTTGGTCGCCTGACTGTCGTGAGCAGTCCCCGAGTCTCCTCGTCCAGCTCTAGCAGCTGGCGTTCGCCGACCCTCGCAACCATGCGCCGGGCGGCTTTTCTTTTTCTGAGGTGCGCCATGCACATGAGCGTCGAGAGCGAACTTGAATGGTTGCGCTACACGGTGCAGCGTCAGTGCGAGCGGGCGCAAGCCCAGGCCGCACCATGACCAGCGCTACCTGCTACCGCCAACAGATCGTCCGTGCTGTCACTGGCTTTGCGCCGGCCATCACCTGGACCGTCACCAACAGCGGCTCTCTCGATCGCATCTGCGCGCGCCTGGTCGAGGCCGAGCGCGCTGCCGAGATCCTGCAGGCCAAGGGTTACGGCAAGCCGGGCCTGCTGCTGCACGAAGTGGCGGCGCTGGTGCCGGCGAAGCTGTGAAGCTGACCGCCCTCAAGTCCCGACTGCAGACTGCGGCGCCGCGCATCACCACGCTGACCGCGCGCCCAGGCGTCGTGGTCGAGCGCAAGCGCGGCTATGCCGGTGTGCTGGACCGCAAGCGCATCCGCGCGCGCGACTGCGACCTGTGCCAGCAGTGCAAGCGCGAAGGGCGCACCACCATCGGCCATCCGGTCGACCACATCATCCCGCTCGTCGATGGCGGCACGGATGACGATGACAACAAAGAAACGCTTTGCGTCCCATGCCATGACATCAAGTCAGCGCGTGAGGCGCGCCAGCGTGCGAGAGGATGAAAATGAATGTCCAGCTGATTCCAGAAGAGACGTACACCCTTCAGTTCGGCGACTACCAGATCGAGGGCATGCGTGTGGTGTCGCGCTGGAATGGCCTCATCGAGCTGCGGAACGCGCGGCGAGAGATGCTGATCGTTTCGGCGCCCGATGTTCGCCCTACCGCAGACGCATTCGATACCATCTTCGGCGGTATCTTCCGCACTGCTGCTGAGACTAAGGCGGCCGGCGCGGTCGTCGTCATGGCATCACCTGACCTGCTTGCACGTCTTCGCGCCGCCGACCAGGCCAGCGCCGCGCCGGGTTAGCCCGCCGGTGGTTGCCGGGTCGTAAGGGGGGGGGCATCGAAAGTCCCCAGCCCCTTCGGCCCGACACCCCCTTGTACCGCACGTAGAGAAAAAAGTCCCCCTGGAGGAAATTGTTAATGGCTTTAACAGGCAAAAAGCGAGCCTTCGCCGATGCCGTTTTGGCCGGGCTCTCCAATAAGGACGCGGCGATTCGCGCTGGATTCAGTGAAAAAACGGCATCAGCTGCAGGGTCGCGAAATGTTAAAGACCCGGATGTTAAAGCCTACCTCGACAAGCGCCGCGAAACTCCGCCGGCCGCTGGCGGCCAGGCGCAGCCAGCACAACCGCCTGGCGACGATGCATTTGATATCCCGCCCACCGCTGACCCAGTCGAGTTTCTGACTAAGGTCATGAACGAGCCGGCGGCCGATCTGCGCCTCCGGATAGATGCGGCAAAGGCAATGCTGCCCTTCAAGCACAAAAAGCTGGGAGAGGGCGGCAAAAAAGACGAGAAAAATGAGTTGGCGAAGAAGGCTGGCGCCGGGCGCTTCGGGCTAAGGGTCGTGTCATGACAAATTGGACGACCGCGCTACCCGATTGGGAGCGCCGAATTGTCGCGCGGGAGTCGCTGGTGCCAGTCCGGCCGCTATTCCCTGAGGAGGCGGACGATGCGATGAGCGTGTTCTCGGCTCTGCGCATGGTTGATGCCGACGGCAGTCCGACTATGGGAGAGGCCTGTCAGCCATGGGTCATAGACCTGGTCGAGGCATTGTTCGGCTCTTTCGATCGCAAGCGAAAACGGAGGCTCATCACGAATTATTTCCTGATGGTCTCGAAGAAGAACGGGAAGTCGATGATCGCAGCGGCAGTGATGCTGACTGCCCTGATCCTTAATACCCGCCAGTCTGGCGAATTCATCATCCTGGCGCCGACGAAGGAAGCGGCAGACAACGCGTATAAGCCAATCCGCGAGATGATTCTTGCTGACGACGAGCTCAACGACCGTTTCCACGAACAGCAGCACATCAAAACGGTCACGTGCCGACTTACTCGCGCCACCCTGAAAGTCGTGGCCGCCGATGCGGCGACAGTAACAGGCAAGAAGGCCATCGGAGTCTTCATCGATGAGCTGCACGAGTTTGGGAAAAACAGCAAGGCGGCCGCCATGCTGACCGAGGCCACAGGCGGGATTACGTCCCGCCCAGAGGGCTTCGTCTTTTACTGCACGACGCAGTCAGCGGAACCTCCGGCCGGCGTATTTCTGGACAAGCTCAGTTACGCGCGGAAGGTCCGGGACGGCAAGGTGAAGGATCCACGATTCCTGCCAATTATTTACGAGTTTCCCGACCATATGCTGGCGAGCAAGGCATATGACGATCTCGACAATGCCTACATCACCAACCCGAACTGGGGCGTTTCTGTCGACGCTGAGGTGATCGAACAGAAGCTGCTCGAAGCAAGCGAGGCGGGCGAGCATGCGGTGCGCGACGTGCGCGCCAAGCACCTCAACGTCGAAATTGGGCTGAATCTGCGGTCTGACCGATGGGCTGGCGCCGATTTCTGGGAGGCGGCGCTCGACAAATCAATCACGCTGGACTCGCTGCTCGAGCGGTCGGAGGTCGCCGTCATCGGTATCGATGGCGGCGGTCTGGATGACTTGCTGGGCCTGTCGGTGCTGGGCCGCGAGCGTGACACCGGAAGGTGGCTCTTGTGGTGCCATGCTTGGGTGCATGAAATCGCCCTCGAGCGACGCAAGGAGATCGCGCCGAGGCTACAGGACTTCGAGAAGCAAGGCGATCTGACGATCGTCAAGCGCCCAGGCGACGACGTCATGGAAGTAGCGGACCTGATCTGTCGCGTGCGCGACTCAGGGCTTTTGCCCGAGGAGAAAGGGATCGGCGTCGATGCCGTCGGCATCGGCGCAATCATTGACGAGTTGGTCACCGATGAGCGCAGCATCGACATGAAGCAGATTGTCGCAATATCCCAAGGCTTCAAGCTGAATGGCGCGATTAAGGACACTGAGCGAAAGGTCGCCGGCCGCGAGCTGCTGCACGCAGGCCGCCCGATGATGGCCTGGTGCGTGGGCAATGCTCGCGTCGAGGACAAGGGCAACGCAATCCTGATCACGAAACAGGCATCTGGCAAAGCCAAGATCGACCCGCTGATGTCCGCGTTCAGCGCGGTATCGCTCATGGCGCTGAACCCCGTCGGGGAGGCGGCGCCGGAAATTCACGTATTGGACTTTTGATGACCGGACAACTGATTAACCTGGAGGCGAC